ATTGATGTTCTTAGAAACAAGATTCGTAACTATGCTTCTACTATGAGTTTTGATGGTGGTAGTAAAGTCGTAATACTTGATGAAGCCGATTATCTAAATCCACAATCTACACAACCTGCTCTTAGAGCTTTTATTGAAGAGTTTGAGAAGCATTGTACTTTTATTCTTACATGCAACTATGCTAATCGAATTATTTCACCATTGCATTCAAGATGTCAGGTTGTAGAATTTAAGTTACATAATGATGACAAGCAACAAATGGCGGGTCATTTTATGAAACGAATTGGATATATATTAGACAAGGAACAGATAGAGTACGATAAAAAGGTAGTTGCAGAAGTAATCATGAAACACTTTCCTGATAACAGGAGAGTGATAAATGAACTACAAAAATATTCTTCATTTGGTAAAATAGATTCAGGCATACTTTCACAAGTATCAGAAGTAAATCTTAAAGATTTGATGCTTGCTATGAAAGAAAAGCAGTTTAATAGTGTACGTAAATGGGTTGCTGACAATATTGACAATGACCCACAAAAAGTTTTTCGTAGAATATATGATGTAGCATCCGAGTATGTCCAACCGTCTTCTATTCCTCAATTAATTTTAATTTTGGCAGACTATCAATATAAATCTGCATTTGCGGCCGACCAAGAACTTAATCTTGTGGCTTGTCTTGTGGAAGTAATGGTAGAATGTCAATTTAATTAGGATAAAAATGTCTAAAAAATCAATACTGGCTATGGTTTTGATGATAAGTATTGGTTATGGATGTACACAAAATTATGCGAAAATTGATACACCAAAAGATAACGCTTCGATTGAACAGGTCGAAACAAGAAAGTGGGACCCTGTAAGAAAAGAGTTTTGGACATCAATGTTGTTCGCTCAATTGTCTCAACTTCCTCATGTTAGAAAAAGATTCTTACCGAAGCATTTGCATTTAATGGTTAGATGCAGTATTGAAGAATATGAAAAAAGATTTGAAATAGAATATTTTGAAAAAACTTTTGGTGTGAGTGCAGGACAGTTATCGCCTGAAAATGCTAGAATAGCATATAACATAACGTTTAATTGTTCCGAAAAACAGGCGATGATACAACAACAAGAAATGATGAATGGCATAATACAGCCAGATACTAGAAATATGTTATGACGCCTTTTGATTTTATCAATGAAATAAATCACGGAAAAAAGAACCTGATGGCCGATGATATCGACCGTCAGGTTGAAAAACAATATAAACCTTTCATAGTGAATCGAGGTCTTTCTTATTTTATGGATACGGTATTTGATGCCAATGAAATGAATATTCGTCCTAATATAGAGAACAAACTTCAATTTGAGTATTTACTAAATAATATCAGGCAGAAGAAACGATTCTCAAAATGGCACAAAGCCGATGAAAATGAATTATTGACTATGCTTATGGAATACTACAGTTTCAACATCCACCGAGCAAAAGAAGCACTGCCGTTACATTCTAAAGAACAATTAGAACATATTAGAAAGATACTTGATAAAGGTGAATTGAAAGGAGCATGATGTCTTATGATATCAGTCAAATGGTTGAAGTTTCTTTGAAAGAAAAAGATGATTTTCTCAAGGTGAAAGAAACTCTAACGAGAATAGGTGTAGCAAGTAGAAAAGAAAAAACATTATATCAATCTTGTCATATTTTACACAAGCAACAAAAATATTACATTGTTCATTTTAAAGAACTTTTTGCATTAGATGGAAAACCTTTTAACTTTTCAGATACAGATATTGCAAGAAGAAACACAATAGCAAATCTTTTAGCGGAGTGGGACCTTGTTGGATTAGTAAATCCTTCAAAGACAGAAGAGCCGACCCTACCTCTCAATCAATTAAAAATATTATCTTTTTCAGAAAAGGAAGAATGGACTTTAACGCCAAAATATAATATAGGCAAAAAGTCTTAATGGGTGATTCTATAGATTATTGGAGTACAGTGGATACAATTAAAATACAACAAAGTTTAGGCATTTTTTGTCTACATGATGATATTGAAATACCATCTTTAGCAACAGAAAAATCAGCATGTTTTGACCTAAAGGCATATCTTAAAACAGGTGAAACTATTATTGGTTATAATCGATATAATCATAAAAAAGAAATTACATTAGAAAAAGATTCTCTTGAAATGTTACCTAAGTGGAGGTACCTAATACCTACTGGCATGATATTTGATATACCTTCTGGTTATTATATTAAAGTTCATCCTCGTTCTGGTAATGCCTTAAAAAAAGGATTGATTACTGCAAATAATGTCGGTATAATTGATGAAGATTATGTAGAAGAATGCAATTGTATAATGATAAATATTTCACATGATACAATTTTGGTCGAGCATGGTGACAGAATTGCTCAAGCAGAAATGAGAAGAACAGAACATTATGCTATTGGTCGAATTAATAAAAGACCTGAACAGAAGACAGAAAGAGATGGAGGGTTTGGGTCTACAGGAACCTGACGCTTGACAAAAATTAAAAAAGGATATATAATATAAATAGAGTAAAAAGAGATGACACAAGGTGTGTCTCACCATGTTGCAATATAGCAACAAACCTCTGGCCTAGTGCAGAGGATATTTTATCAATCTCGCTAATATAGGAGATGTTATGTATTTAGTACCAAAAACAATCGAAGAACTCAATCGCCAACTCTCAACAAGTGTAGGGTTTGATTCTTTTTTTAACCGTCTTTTTGATGATGCTTTTCCTGCGAATGCCAATGGAGGTTATCCTCCTTATAATATTCGCAAAATTGACGATTACAGTTACGTAATCGAACTTGCCCTTGCGGGATTTACAAAAGACGACCTAGACATAGAACTCGCAGATGGCACACTTACAATAAAATCAGTGCCACGCAAAGATAATGAAAGTGATAGTTACTTACATCATGGAATCGCCAAGCGAGTCTTTACCCGAAGGTTTAACTTAGCGGATGACGTTATTGTGAAGGGTGCGGACTTATTTAATGGCTTGCTTAAAATTGATTTAGAGCGAGTTGTGCCAGAGGAAAAAAGACCTCGCAAAATTGATATTCACGATGGAGTGAAAACAGTCGAACATAAAGTAGTATAACTTTAGAGGCGGTCGTTAATTTCGACCGCCTTTTTTTATTGGATTTACAAATGGCTTGGGTAACAGTCACAGGTTCAAATAATAAATGGCAATATGAAAATACGGCTACGGCTTCTGATACCTATTCAGATGCAAATGGTTCCGTTTCGGGTGGTATTAGAACCTTTAATAGACCATCTGGTGTTTCCGAGAAAATTTATATAAAGTGCAGAAAAACCGGAGAAACCGCAGTTCGTGGAGAACTTTCTAAAACATATTATGATGCACAATAGAAAGGTGTACTGTGAAAATAACACAAAATTTTTCATTAGCAGAATTAACTAAATCATCAACGGCTACACGATTAGGTATTGATAATACACCAAAAAATGATGAAATAATCGTTAACCTCACGAATCTTTGTTGTAATATTTTACAACCAGTCAGAACTCATTTCGGTAGAGTAGTTACTATTAATTCAGGATATCGAGGTCCTGAGTTGAACAAAGCAATAGGTTCCAAATCCACTTCTCAGCATTGTAAAGGAGAGGCCGCCGATTTCGAAATTATTGGTTTGTCTAATTCAGAATTGGCGAAATGGGTTTATAAGAATCTAGAATTTGACCAAATCATTCTTGAATTTCATGACCCTTCAGACCCAAATAGTGGGTGGGTCCATTGCTCATATAAAAAAGATGGCTCTAATCGTAAAAACGGTTTAATCATTAATAAAAAAACAAAAGGAAAATATCTTCCTTGGAAGCCATGAGACCTCTACTCTGGAAAATATATTTACAAATTTTATTTTTATTAGGTGCTTTTCAATCCAAAAGAACTTGGATTGACAATCACATTCTATTGTGTTATGATAAACTAGATGAAATGGGGAGTCCTTATCAATATAGATATACAAAATACACTACATGACCTTTTATACTAATGTTCAAAATTGGGGCGGTAAGATTCATTACCGTGGAATTGATAAAAACGGTAAACACTTCAAATCAAAATTAGACTACAATCCTACCTTATACGTACCTTCACCAAAACCTACAGAATTCACGACCCTCGATGGAGATTATGTTGCTCCTATGGAATGTGGCTCTATCAAAGAGGCTAGAGAATTCATAAAAAAATATGATGGTGTAGAAAATTTTTCTATCTATGGTAATACTAATTATCACTATTGTTTTATATCTGATAATTTTGAAGGTACAGTTCCTTATGACTTGAGTAAAATCATTGTAGCAAATATTGATATCGAAACCGGTTCCGAAAATGGTTTTCCTGACCCTCAAAGAGCAAGTGAACCAGTTACGGCCATTACTGTCAAGGTGAAAGATGTATTTCATGTATTTGGTGCTGGTGAATATAAAGTACATGATTACAATGTAATTTACTATAAGTGCAGTGATGAATTGCATTTGTTGACAGAATTTATTTCTTTTTGGTCTAAACAAGATATCGACATTATTACTGGTTGGAACGTAAAGTTTTTTGACATACCTTACCTTGTCAATAGAATGACCAGATTGTTTGATGAAAGATTTTGCTCCGGACTTTCTCCTTGGGGCTTTGTGAGTGAAAGAACGGTTAATCAAGCAGGTTTTGGCGGTACCAGAGAGCAACAAGCCTTTGAAGTCATGGGTGTTGCTACTCTTGATTATCTTGACCTCTATCGCAAATTTACGCATACTCAAAGAGAAAACTATAGATTAGACCACATAGGCCATGTCGAGTTAGGTGAACGTAAACTCGACTATTCTGAATTTGGTTCTCTTCACAATTTATGGAAAGAAGATTATCAAAAATTCATTGATTATAATATTAAAGACGTTGAAATAGTTAACAGACTTGAGAACAAGATGAAACTGATTGAGATGTCTATTGTTCTGGCCTATGACGCTAAAGTGAATTATACAGATGT